TACTCTTAACCGCACATTCGATGAACTAGAAGTTACTGCAATGGGTGACACAGCACACAAGTTCGTTAAGGGCTTGGAAGCATCATCTGTAACAATCGACTTCTTAAATGACACAGCAACAGCAAATGTATTGGCAACTCTACAAGCTGCATGGGGTACAACAGTCACATGTGTATTCCTACAGGAAAAGGGAACAGCAGTTTCTGCTACTAACCCTCTTTACACTGTTTCATTACTAATCAATAACACTACAGATATCAATGGTGCTGTAGGCGATATGGCTACACAGTCAATCACATTCACTGCTAACTCAACAGTTGCAGTAGCCACAACAGGCACATTCTAAACAAACTATAAAGGGGCAAACTCATGGCAAGACTAAAGATAGTTCGTACAGATGGAAGCGTATTGGAAGGCGAGATCACTCCAGCAGTGGAGTACTCATTCGAGCAATACGCTAAAAAGGGCTTCCATAAGGCGTTCCGCGATGAAGAAAAACAGAGCGATGTCTATTGGAAGTAACACGCAGAGCAGGTGAATCTGTTAAGCCTTTCGGGATTGAGTTTATCGAGACACTTAAATCGGTGTCTGTCGAGGACTCTGACCCTTTAGCTTAAAGCGCGATCTTCCATTCACCTATCTAATCGCTAGGCTAAGCATTAGATTGGGAATCGCGCCACAGCAGTTATTAGATCTAGATAAGATCATGCTCGATGCATTAGTGCAAGGGCTTAAGGATGAAGCGAAAGAGGTGAGCGATGCCAGCAAGCGTAAAGGGCGGAATCGCTCTTAGAAAATCTCTACGCGCTTTCAGTCCTGATCTTGCCAAAGCATTACCCAAAGAGGTTGCAGCAGCTCTAAAGCCTATTACAAAGGCTGCTAAAGGCTATCTCCCAGATGATGGTCAAGTCCTTAGCGGATGGCTAGCCCGCGAGGGTTCGGATGCGCGCTTTCCTGTTTATAACGCTCGAATTGTAAAGGGTGGCATTGGTTATAAGACCACACCATCCAAGCCGAATCGCAGAGGCTTTAGATCTCTTGCTCGCGTGTTCAATAAGAGTGCTGCTGGAGCGATCTATGAAACTATGGGGCGTAAGACTCCACAAAGCCGATTTGTACAGAATCAGCAGGGCAAGTACAGCTCACAAATGAAGGGCGATCAGAAGATGGAAGGTCGCGCTTTATTCCGTGCCTATGAGGAAAACAATGGCAAGGCTAGAGAAGCAGTATTGGCAGCTATTAAAGGTGCAGCAGATAAACTTAATGCAAGAGCGAGAGGCTAATCATGGCTAATGTAATGATTGATATTGCTGCCGAGTTCGTAGGCAATAAAGCCTTTAAGCAAGCAGATAGTGCTACAGATAAACTCACCAAGAATGTTAAAAAACTAGCGGGTGCTTTTGGTCTGGCTTTTGGTACTACCCAGATTCTTGCCTTTGGTAAGGCTGCCGTTAAAGCAGCAGCAGAAGATGAAAAGGCTCAAAAGCAATTAGCCTTAGCTCTTAAGAATGTTGGATTAGGTCGAGATGCCGCATCTTCTGAAGATTACATTCAGAGACTTCAGACCGAATTCGGGATTCTTGATGACAAATTAAGACCCGCATATCAGACACTAGCGGTCGCGACACAGAATACTAACGAAGCACAAAGACTTCTTAATCTTTCGCTAGACATAAGTGCTGCAACTGGTAAAGATTTAGCATCGGTTACAGGAGCGTTAAGTCGTGCATACCTGGGCAATAATGCTGCGTTATCTCGATTAGGTGTAGGCATATCTAAGGCAGATCTTAAGGCTGGCAAGTTCGAGGATATTATCTCTCAGCTTGAAGGAACATTTAAGGGAGCAGCAACAGAGGCTGCTAATACCTTTCAAGGTTCAATCGATAAACTAGCTGTTGCTTCTGCTAACGCATCCGAGATTATTGGTACAGGTTTGATCGATGCCTTAAAGGGATTGGGCGATCAAGATTCCGTAGATAATTTAGCAAAAGCAATGCAGGACACAGCAATTTACATTGCAGATGTAATTCGCGGTATAGGTGTACTTACAGAAAAGTTAAAGGGATTGCCGGGGGTATCTGGCTTAAATGTTGGAATGATTCCGATTCTTGGCTCTTACCTAGAAATCTTAAGAGGTATGGGTCAGGTTGCAGCGGGCAGCGGAATCAATGCCCAAGGCTTAGCAGATCTAGCCAGACTTCAATCTATATATGCTTCTCGCACTCTTAAGACTAAAACAAAATTAACAGCAGAGGAAGTAAAAGCTCTAAAGGCTGCGCGCTTAAAGGCAGCCATTGATAAGGCTAACCTTGCCCTTCTCAAGGGTGAAGAAGTCTTTGACATGGATAAGATCCAAGTTGCAGCAGCTCTTACTAATCAGGCTGAACAACTAGGCAAGGCAACCAGCCAAGCGCAGCTTCTACAGATTGCCAATGATACTGCTCGTCTAAATATCAAGCAGTCAATCTCTAATCTAGAAGATGCTATTGCTGCCAAGGATGAAGCAGCCATTGTTGCTGCAACCAAGAGACTTAATGAAGATCTAAAAATCTTTAGTGCTTTGTCTAACCAAAATGTAAAACTTGCAGACATCAAATCAATCCTTGATAGCCTGAAACCAGTTGATCTAATTAACCAAAGCAACTTAGACAAGGCTTTGGCTAGTATCCAAGAGATGCTTAGATTACTTGCATTGGCTAATACTCAAGCCAAAGCATCATTACCGACAAGCGCATCGCTAGGCTCTGGCATTCCAAAGAACGATTACATTGCTCCTATATCTACAGCAGGTGGATCTATTGGGGCAATTCTTGAATATGCAGAAGCAGCATCAGCTCGTGCCAATGCTTTTGCTGATCTTCTAGATATGGAAAACGCATCGGCTGTTGGATCAATGGCTTCAACTATCGATCTAGAAAGTGTTGCTCGATCATCCTTGTTACAAGGTTTGTCAGGTGGCGCAGGAGTATCTGGAGCGGTAAGCGGATCGCGCTATGCAGCACAAGCTGCTAATCAATACAACATCAGTGTCATAGCCCCAGCCAGAAACCAAGAGCAAGAAGCAAGAGACATTATCGATGTATTGCGACAGGCGGGTTACAGAGGCACAGAAAGCCTAACGCTCCTATGACATGGCTTCCAGAATGGCGCATTACAGTCGGTACGACTGTGTACACCAATGTAACTGGGGTAAGTCTTACTACAGGGCGCATTGACATCGATCGCCAATGCCAAGCAGGTTATGCTCGCATGGACATCATCAACGCCACCAATGCCCTTTTTGACATAGATGTTACAGATTCCCTGACTTTAGAGCTTAAAGATAGCGGTGGCACTTATGTGCCTGTATTCGGTGGCACAGTCTCAGACTTCTCAACCTCAGTCAGAAGTCCAGAAGAAATCGGATATGTAACTCTTGGGTCAATCCTTGCAGTCGGTGCTCTGGCTAAACTGCCTAAAGCAATCTACACAGATTCTGTGGCACACAATCTAGATGGCGAACAGATCGCTATTATCTTAGAGGAACTGCTAGTCAATGAGTGGATAGAAGTAGCACCTGCCCTTCAATGGGTTAATTACGATCCAACTACTACATGGGCTAATGCTGAGAATGTTGGATTGGGTGAGATCGATGCTGGTCTGTATCAGATGGACAACCTTAGTGCAGCAGATCGCAACACTCAGACTTTAGTTCAGCAGATAGCAGACAGTGCACTCGGAACGCTCTACGAGGACAAGCAGGGGCGAATCTCATATGCCGATGCAGATCATAGAAGCAACTACTTAGCAGCTAATGGTTCAACCCAGTTAGACGGCAACTATGCTTCCCCTGCCAGCGTTAAGTCAATCCTCCAGATTGGCAAGATCCGCAACAGCGAGATTGTGCGCTATGGCAATGACTATGGCAGCACATACTCAGCCACAGACGATGCCTCTATTACTACCTATGGCCGTTACCAAAGAACATTTGATTCCAACATCCGCTTTCTCGCAGACATTGAGGACATCATCGAGCGCGATCTAGCTCTACGCTCAGTGCCTAGAACGCAGCTCGACCAGATTACTTTTAGACTTGACAATCCTCTTATGCCTAATGCCCTTAGAGATGACCTAATTAACCTTTTCTTTGGCGAGCCAGTAGTAATTACTAACCTGCCCTTTAATATGTTCGAGGGATACTTCTCAGGCTTTGTAGAGGGTATCTCTATGAGAGCCACACCAACATTCGTGGATGCGACTATCTATGTCTCACCTACAGACTTCTCTCTTATAGCCCCGACATGGGCAACAGTAATTCCAACTAACACCATCTGGAGTGGCGTAAATGGTACACTACAGTGGTCTAAAGCGATCGGAGCTCTAACCTAATGGCAACAACAACCCCTAATTTTGGTTGGGCAGTACCAACCAGTACTGACCTA